GATACACATAGTCAATGCAATCGATCTGATGCTGAATATACGGATTATAGGATGGTTTGCGCTTTTTGACCTTGTTGATAAATCCAGCATACACAAGCGATCCGGTCTCATCTGTCAATTGCACAGGTTGCCCTTGGGCATAGGTTGCTGTCCCTGATTGGTCAAGGATAGCAAAGGACGCCGTTGAGCGACGCCCGATCGCCGTTGAGATCGAGATGCTCCCTGCTTCAACAAACGCCCCCATACTCGATATGGTGAGGCTATACCCCGTGCCAGGAGCCGTAATACCTGCCTGATAATGGCTCTGAATCTGAGATGCGGAGAGGCACACCGGATAGATAGCAACCTCATCGAGCCACCCTTCCATGTAGTCAGTCGGGCTACTATTTCCACTGCCGATGCTACAAAACGCATTGGTGAGGGTGAGGGTGCCGACGCTCCCTGTGCTTTGCAATATCCCGTTGACATAGAGGCGCGTGGTCGATCCGTCATAGGTGCCGACTACGTGCGTCCAGGTTTCCGTTGACAGCGACGTAGAGCCGATATCGGCTCCATAGCAGGACAATGCCCAGTTATTCGTGTTCCCGACGTAGAACAGCACCGCCATGCTCTTGAAGCTATACGAGCCAAAGCCTACGAGCGCATGATAGCCCCCGCCGTAGGTCGCGGGGGTCTTTGCCCATGCTTCGAGCGTCCAGGGTTGCGCTCCTGTCGGCAATCCCGTTGTCGGCAAGGCGATCCGACCTGACGAGCCATTGAACTTGAGAGCCTTGTTTGCGTCACCAACCAACGCTCCTGTTTCGCTGTAGGTGATCCCCGTCGCGCTGATTGTCCCATTGCGTGCATTGGCGGTGGCGTCGGCAGCGGTGGTGCCGCTCGCCTCACCGAGACGCCAATAGCCCCAAGGCGCGTCATTGAGGATCGTCGAGGTATACGTCATTGGCGTACCCCAACGGCTTGGCGGATTTCATTCGTGATGAAGGGCATGATGATCCGTGCGATCGTCTGTCCGTCAATCTGAAGATAGGCCGTTCCACCACCACCACTGGACGTGCCACCACCGGATCGCGCCATCTGCATCGATTGCTGATTCGGGACCACTTGCGCTCCACGTGGCATGTAGGCGAGTTCCGGCCCGTTCTCACCAACCCAGTGCCATCCCTCATTTGCAAAGTTTGTACCACTTGCGAGTCCTGGCACGCCCCACCCTCGGAGCGTACTTTTCGCGCCTTCCCACGCTCCACCAACGGCATTGCCGATCTTGTCACGGAGCGATCCCGCTGCACCCATGATCCCATCACCGATGCGAGCGATCATGTCCCGTCCGAATGCGAACGCCTTATCCTTAAATTCGGTGAATTTCCCAATACCTTGCTGAAGCATGCTCCCCAATTTGTCGGCAACCATGATTGGCAATTTCCCGAACCACATGATGATCGCGTTGATCATATCTGGCACAATGGAATGCCCAACTAGGCGATCCCACAACGTCTGGAAGAAATTGACCACCCCATCCCAGAGGCCCTTCACTAGCCCGATGACAGTCTGTTTCATGCCCTCGAATGCTTTGCCGACGCCCTCTGCCATGTTCAGGACGCCGGATTTGATCCGGTCGCCATCGAGCGTAAAGATGCCGATCACGATGTCAAAGAACCCCTTGATGAACAGCACCACCCCATCGAGGAAGACCATTAAGCCTTTGAACGCGCCGATCAATCCTTGGAGAGCGATCGAGGCGATCCCGATGCCGATGGTGAAAACCGTCGCAAAGACGCTGGCAAGAAATTCGATGATTGGTCCCAGGAATGCCAGATTGTTGATGATATTTTGGACGTGTGGCAGGATCTCTTGGAACGCTTGCCCTGCCTGCTCAATGACGGGTCGCAGGAAATCACCAACGATCGCGCTCAACTTCAGGATGATCGGCATCATCCGATCGCCAAACCAGGAGACGACGTTGCTCACCGTTGGGATGATATTATTTTGCAGGATATCGCCAACGATGGTGAGAACCATTGCAAGATTATCGAAGGCTCCATAGAGCATGTCGAGCGACCCCGAATCACCGCTATAGTCAAAGGTATCGATGGCCGATCCAAAGGCGTCTAAGGCAGGTTTGACCACACCCCAGATGATCCCGCCAATTCGCTCAAGGGGGGGTAAAAGTTTCATCGTGAATTGCGACGAAACGATATCGACCACATTCCACAAGAGTTGGAATTTCTCCCAGACGGCTAAGAGTGTGGGTTGCAGGTACGTATTGAACAGATTTGTTGCCGTCTCGATGGCGATGGGCAATTGCAGACCGACCCACTGCACGAGTTGGTTAATATGGGGTAAGAGTTGGGTCAGGACCGGAATGACCGCATCGCCAATCTCCCCTTGTAGCACCCCAAATTGATTTTTGAGAATCTCCAGTTGTCCCGCGAATGTTTGGCCTGCCGCCTTCGCTGATCCGCCAAATTCCTTCTGCAACTCTTGCAAGATGACGGATTGGGCTTTAGCGATATCGCCATGTGCCATGTAAGTCGCAATGAGATCCTTTTGCTTCTGGTCGAAGGTGACACCGACGCGCTGCAAGGCCGTGATGCCTGCGATCGGATCATTCAACGCCTTGCCGAGTTGGATTGCGCTATTCTTGACGCTTTGTCCGAGAGCCGTCGACATATCGAGCATGGTCATCGTCGCTTCAGGAAACACGTCATCCTTGATGTTGGTAAACGTCAAGAGCATGTTTTGGCCAGATTGCGTCACATCATCAGCGTATCGCGTCATGCCTTGCAGATTCATCGCAAGCTCATTGACGCCTTCTGCCGTCCATCCCGCTGCTCCCCCAGTACTGGTGATGACGGCTTCCGTCTGTGCCATGACATCTTCGCCATCGATCGACGCTTGGATCACCTCTCGAAACCCATCTCGCACCATGCCAAGGCCACTTGACACCATAGAGAAGATGCCAAGCCCGGCTGCAAATGAGACGGCGTTGCTCAAGGCATTCTTGAAAAACCCGCCCGTATCTTTCACGGTCTGGTTTATCTTGCCTAAGCCGTCTTCTGCATTCTTGGTGTCTGCTACGACGCTTACGACTAATTGTGCAGCCTGAATCGACATTTAACTCTGCTTTTGGCGTTGTGCGTCCGCTTCAGCGGACATAGCAATAACCGCCCAATCCTGCCAAATGATGGGCTGATCGAGGAGATCCCAGGGCGGGACACCGAGATATTTTGCAGCTTGGATGAGAATGTACCAGTCCGGTGCGTAGGCCGTGCTGGTGGCTATTCCGAGAATGAGGAAGCGACGGAGCGCGGTGTATTCGTCGGTGCGTCCGTCGCTGTCGCTTCCCCCTTGGTGCCTCGTGCCTTGGTCAACATGTCCCCGATCAGCATGTAGAGGACGTTAATATCAATCTCATTGCTGATGCGTTCGGCATCGAGCGGGAAGGGGATTTCTCCATCGAGCAGATCCCATTCTTTGATGAGCGCGACCACGTGATCGGCAATGGCGCGGATCGCGTCCGGCGTGATACTACTGACATTGATCGTAGCCAATGCAGCAACAAGCGCGGGGGTGATCTTGCGATGATAGTAGGTATAGTTGAGTTTCTCACCGTCGATCTCGATGTGGGTGGTTAGCGTTTTTTGCTGGAGATGCTGTAATTTCATGCGTTGTCCTTTTAGAGCGTGGCGAGGAGATTCTGGACCGTGACGGTTTGCGCTTTGCCTGATCCCCAGGCGGTATCCTCTGCTACTTCCATTTCATATTCGATGGCATACACGCCTTGATCGTCTTTAAATTCAGACACGTTGACGATCTTGGCGGCAAAATCATGACGGAATAATTGCGTTAACGAGTTCGGGACATCGATCGTGGTTCCGGCTGCATCGACACGAAGATACACAGTTGCACCGGATTGCAGATGGGCCAGATAGCCCATTCCGGTTGCATCGGCTTCGACCAACATCTTGAACGTGTTTTTTGGCACAAGGTCAACATGCGCTGCCCATGACGCATTGGCGCGGTTGAGCGTCCAGAGGGGACCATAGTAGCCATCACCGCTAAAATCAATGCTGAGCATGCGAGTTACCAGCGTCCCACCGATCCCGCCTGACGTGGTATCGAGGTACACGTTGACATGCTTACTCACCACCGGAGCGGGTGCAATGACGGTGACGCCCGCTGCATTCATGGTCACGCCATCGGTGAGATTCTTGGCGATGCCTTTCGCTGACATCGTGAAATCGTTACGATTGCCTTTGTAGCCCCATCCGGTGAAGAGGCCATAGGTGCAGCGATGCGCTCTGATGCTATCGCCTTGCTCGATGGTGTAGGTACGAGGCACGATGGAGCCAGTCAGAGGCGGGGTGAAGATCCAATCATAGACAGTCGACGATGGAGCATGCAGGGCAGCAGTGGCATTGCCGAACACGCCCGCGACCACATAGATGATGCCGTTATAATCAAAATTGCCATCGATGGAGAACTCGACCCATTCACGGTTCAACTCTTGGACCGCAGGGTATTTGCGTCCAGTGCCTCGAAACGTTTGAGCATCGGTTTTTATGCCGATGCTCCAGGTGAAGCATTCGATAATGCGGTTGCACGTCATCGCTACTCCAAGATCGGTGGTTGCCTCAGCCCCGATCTGGACCTTCTGATTAACTGTCGTGCGTTCTGCGGTCCAAGGCATATTACACCTTCACTTGCAAATGATAGAGGCCGCCAAGATGCGACCACATAACCGATTCGTTGACTTCGCCATAGGCGATCAGCTGTTCGCGCCAACAGGCCACGACCCCGCCAAGCGATCCGACTGTCACCGGACCTGTCCGCTTCAGGAGCGTATCGATGCGGTCTGCAACGCTAATGAGCGCGACATAGTTGGACGTGGGACCAACGCCTTTGACCTGCATGTACACTTGGGTCATGATGCGTGCGACGTTTCCGGTGAGGGCGTCTGACCCTGCAACCATCGTAAAGACGACGTAGGGTGTCTTGGTGCCAGCAGGGGCGATGTCCCGCCACACGCCACCGGGGGCTAGTGTTTTGAGCGTGGCGTCTTGCTTCAAGGTCGTGTCAAGATAGCTTTGTACGATGGCGAGTTCACCCACGCGGAGCCTCGCTTTCGAGCCGGATCGTGATGCCTTGGAGCCGTGTCCCCATCCGATCTTTGACCGCAAGGATGGACGGGAGAAAGAAGGGTTGGGCTGGCATGCGACTGGTGCCATATTCGAGATACACGCCGTAGGTCGCACCCACTGCAACGATCACGGTGTTCTCATCTGGCGCGGGTAATTCTGGGTAGCGGTTGGGTCCAGTGCTTGCCGTAGAGAGCCGATCCGATTTGTAGTAGATGCTCTCTTGCAGGTTCCCTGTATCCACCGGAGCGCGGATCTTTGCCTCGTTTTCGATGTCGCTTGCAACCTGCACAATTGCCTCTCGTGTTGCTTTCACGAGCAATGCCTGAATCTGATCGAAATGGTTAAAGGGCTTCAGATTCATGCGACCACCTCAGAGCAGCGACACACCATATAGCCGTCTGTCGGATATTCGTCGATGGACACGATGGTGAGGACACGCAATACCCAGGTGAAGCGCATACCCGATACAATCCGAGATGTGAGCCTGACCGTCACGAGGATCTCACCCGATGGCGTGACGCGATCGCCGATCTGGACAAGGGGAATACGCGCCGTCTGGACATGTGCCCAGACCGTGTTCACCGTCTCCCATGTGACCGATTCACCGCCGTAGCCATCGCCTGTACGGATCGGCTTGGTGACAGTCAGAAGATCCCGAAATTGGCGAAAGTCACGTGTGCTGGTTTTCGGTTTGTTCATAGTCGCCACACCTTGTACTCAGAGGGAATGAAGCTATCAGGGATGTGCGGATCGGCGCGATGCTCGTAGAGGTACGCGACCACACGAGCAATGGCGACCCGTAGCGACATGGGAACATTCGTCTCTGAAGCCCCATACCCCGCCTGATACGTGATCCGCACGCGCCACCGATCCGGTGCTAGGGTGCCATTCCCGTGATCGAAGGCTTCTGGGAGCAACACGAGGACAGCGGGGGTAAGCGTCAACTCAGAGAGATAGTGCGTGGTGGCGGTGAGCGTTGCCCATGTCCCGATCTGGCTGCCGATCTGGACGGTGGTGATGCTGCTGGTAGGTGGCATGGGGATCTCGATCAGGGTTTTCATGCTAGGGATGACCACAAGCCGATCCGGTGGTGGCGGGGTGATGGAGCAGGTGTATCGAAGCGTCTGCGTCATCAGAGCGCGTCGGATCTTCTGCTCCATCCATTGCCGAGCCATCGTAATCAGCGACGCGATGTAGGTGTCATCATCCGACCAATCGACCCGTAGATGGCTCTTGACAAACCCCACATCAATGGGTTCCTTGGCAGGCGGCGTAATGATTTCGATCCCCATATCAACCTCTAGCTAGCAGGAGCGTGTTTCGGATGCGAAAGAATGACGGTAGCCCCAACCGCTGCACCCGTCGCAGGGGAGCCAGAGGCGGTGACGTGCAGGGCGATATATCGCTTGGAGCCGCGATAGCCCACCTTGAAGGTCTTGTTGGCATCACCCGCTGCACCAACGGCAGCGAATGTGCCGAGGAGATCCCCGGCTGCCACGTCCGTCCAGGTGCTACCATTGTCGGATTCCTGCAATTTGGGGGTGAGCGTGCCATCGGTGTACGCGCCCGTGTGGATCACGACGGTAGCCGACTCGAACCCTTGGGTATCGACACTGGTCGTGCCCGATCCAGGGGTCTGGTTTGTCTTGTACACTGCTGGAACCAGTGTCGAGACGATTTTCACGTTATTCACATTGTCGCGTGAAGCCATGTTGTAACCTCGTGTAGGAGAGATGGGGATCTCACATGAGATCCCCTAAATGCTGCTAGGATGTGGCGATCTTGAGTTTGAGGGCAGCGTCGGCAAGCACGACCTGGCCACCGACACGTTTCCGCACGATGTAGGCGACTTGTCCCGATTCGGCATATTTCTCTACGAGACGCTGGACCACCATGTTGACCCGATCAACGATCATGTACGCACGTCGCCAGTCACCAAATGCGATGGGGAATTTGTTTGCTCCCACATCATCCATGTCGGGACATTCGACGTAGGGAGCACCAAGGATGGTGGCAGGGTTGGGATTGACGAGGCCATAACCGCTTGGGTTGCCTGGGTCCCACAAGGGGCGGTTCGAGCCGTCAACCAGCGAGCGGATCGCGCCAAGCGTCTTACGGTTGAGGAGCCACGTGGCATTCGCTGCATACGGCGTTTTCAGCTTGTGGTATATCGCCACGATGCCAGCGAATTTGAGCAATGAGGCATCGGTGCCAGGCTCATACGCGATATCAGCGTTCGTCATGATGCCTTCTGGCTGGTTAACCGACGTACCGACCAGGAACGCTTTGCCTTCTGCGATGCCGAATTGTTCCGACGCTTCCATCATGATCTGCTCTTCCATGTTGAAGGCAGCATCTTCGATCTCCTGGGTGGAGATGATGACCTCTGCATACATCTCATAGGTCGGGATCTCTTCCCGTCCGTATTTCAGCCCCGTCGTTTCGGTCTTGGTGCCAGTCTCGCCAACCCACGCAGCCGTAAAGGTGCCAGTGCGTTTGGGAATCTGGATGGATCGATTGGACGTTTGCCGGACCGCTGCAAGGCCACGAATGGGAGAGAACACCAAGGAATTTTTCAGGATGGTGGTGACAAATTCCGATGGAGCCAGGTAGCCACCAAGGGTATCATCGTTGAGACTCAACGCCTTGGTGTCGCTCGCAGGTGCCAATTTGACAAGAGCCTGCATCTCTTGTGGGAGCGATTTCCGACCGAACCGCAAGGCATTCACAAACGCTTCTTTGAGTTCGGTTTGCTCCTGTTCGCGTGACTTGGCTTGTAGTCCGTTCGCGGGACGCTTCAAGGCGACTTCGAGTTCGTCAAGGCGGGCGTTGAGACGCTCTAGGGTACTCTTGGTTTCCCCTGTCTCCTCACCCATTTTTTTGATTTGCTCGCTTTTAGCGGCGAGTTCGCCTTTCATTTCATGCCAGACTTTGAGGAGTTCGTCGGACATGCTTTTGATATCAGTTGACATGTGTTCTACCCTTTTCGGATGGTGGTAAGAAGTGATGCTAAGAGGTCCAGTTCATCCGATGTGGGGTTCAGTCCGGCATCGGGTGGGGTGTCAGATGACGGCCCCAAGGCTGATTTGTCAGGTTCGTAGGCGAGGGCTTTGTGCATCTCTCTGAGAGCTTTTGCCGTGTTCTCAAGAGAATCAAGATGCATCCCCATCGATTGATGATTGGATGCGGACATGACCCGTCCGGCCTTCTGTTCGGATGGGGTGGTGTCGGCATCGTAGCCGATCATTGCATCGGGATCGAGGAACATCACCGTATCGAGCATGGGCATAAATGCCGCTTGGGTCGAACGTGCCACGAGATCGGTGAGGGTGGTGCCGAATTGCTCAAGTGAGGCTTGCACTAATGCGGTTTTATCCGTTGCGGTGAAGTCTCCCATGATCGATCCCATCGTCTTCACCAACGCCGTAAAGGTCTCATACCATTCGCGTTGCAGTTTGTCCCCTGCTCGTGCATAGGCACTGTTAAAGTCAATGGCCTTCACCGTCGTAATGGTTGCGAGGGCATTCGCAGGGAACGTGACGATCGACCCCTCATGCAGTGCCACTTCGAGCAAGTGCCGTTGCTGGTTCTTCCAGGTCTGTTTGATCGTGCGATAGCCAATCGACATACCGGACAGATAGCCTTTCTTCATCCCGTTGTAGACCCGTTCCCCTTGTGCGATGTCGAGGTCGATCTGCCCTTTGATGTAAAGACCGTGCTGATCCTCGCGTGCCTCGATGATCCCACCGATCGGCTCATTCGGATCGTGCTGCCACAGGAGCGGGTACAGATACGTGGTGTTATTGGCCTGGGCTTTCTTTTCCGCATCGGAGAGGGTTTTCTTGAAGGCTCCTGGGATGATGACATCCCCTTGGCTATCCTCGTTATGGAACACGCTGAGATAGCCACTGAACACCCCAGGCGTGTCATCAAAAAATTTTAACTCAGTGATTGGCGTGCGTTTGCGTCCAACCATGATCGCCGTGTGATTCATTCTGCTACCTCATAGCGTGATAGGCAGCGACACCCGAACACGTTGTCCGAGGTCGCGCCAAGCGACAAATCCATCGGGTGCATGAGCTTTTCCCCACCAACGATGAAAGGGTCTTCGAGTGGGACGCGCTGATTGTGCGCTTCTTTATGAGCGGGCCGTGTGCGTCGATCTTGGCGAGATAGCCAGATCTTCACCAACCCCACCTTTTCGCGTTTCGTGACTTCTTGCGCTGCGAGATACGCCCCGCCGTTCGTCGCCAAGGTGGTTTGCGTTTCCGCAATGAGCGGGGCGCGGGTCTCCACATTGGCTTTTGCCAGATCGCGTAGTGGGTCGCTCGATGCCTTGGTGGTCAATGCCGACCGGACCCGCTCGATGGTGGTCGTGACGATCTCTTCTGCATTTGTCGAAGCATCGAGCATCGCATCGATGGCACGCTCAATCGGCGTCATGCGTGTTTTGCCAGACGAGATATCGGTGAGTACGTCCTGTGCTGCCTGGAGTGCAAGGGGGCGCATGGCACGCTTCAGGAGCCGATCCCAGATGGGGATCTGTGTCTTCAGATACGCCTCGATCGAGTCGATGTCCGTCTCATCCTTGATGGCGTCATATTCCTTGGCGAATTGCGTTTGGATCGCGCTCAAGAGGGGATCAGATGCGCTCTTCTGCCCTGGTTCCGGTGGGGGTGGCAGCATCGGATCGGGGGCTAACGTGGCATCGACGATTGGCGCGGGTTCGGGTAAGAGGTTATCTGTATCCTTGACGTTCTGTGATGATGGCAGCAAGAGGACATCACCGCCTGGCAATGCCTCATACCCCATCTTTTCGCGTGCCTCATTGACCGTCAAGATTCCCGCTTGCACCGCTTGGAGTGCCGATGTCCACACGGCCCCGCGATCCTCATGCAATGCCTCGATCTCGTCTTTGTCGTAGTCCAGCACATAGCGGTCATTGAACATCGGACAGAGCCACCCATTGAATCGCCCCTTGATCTTATCCATGAGCGGAAGCACGGTCTCTTGATAAAACGCCTTACGCGCTTCCTGATACGACGCATACGTCTTGGTGCGTGCATCTCCCATAATTTCCGGTGGCACGCCAAGGGCGATAGCGATCTCGCGTGCTGCCTCGCGTTTGCCTTCGAGCCAGTCCATATCGACCGGATTGAGACCGAATGATTGCCAGGTTAGCCCATTTTCCAAAAGCAAGGGGCGTCCAGCATTGCGAGACCCGCTATATTTTTCGTCGATGTCCTCTTTCAATCGCTCATAGGATATCGCATCGAGGGACGCTTCTGTCACCAATGCGCCTGGGGGTCGTGCCATATTCTGAAGCAGGGCGGTGTTCCAGTCATTCGCTGCATTGAGTTGATCGACGGTGCGTGCTGCAACGGCGATCGGAGAGAGACCGTACCAGTCATGGGTTGCCGCGAATAACTTAAGGTGCATGATCTCTTCTGCAAGAAACCGCTCTCTTTGACCATCGGCGTTGTATTCATAGCCGGCTATGAGATTTTTCGCATCGGGTAGGACACGCATCCGATCGGGACGCAAGATGTAGAGTTCCATCGGTGGTCGCGTATCAGATGGTCGCACCGCTTCGACGTAGGCATTGCCAGACAGCATGACGTAACAGACGAGTGCCTCAATAAAGTCCGCTGTGCCCTGGCGTGGATTCGGAGCGTTCAGGAGATCCAAGAGGGGATCGGTCTCGATCTCTTTGCGACTATTGCGTCGTTGGTGGTACAAAACCCAAGGTATCCCACTGCATGCCGTCGCTATGGTCACGATGGCACGATAGACGATGCTGTTCGACTCAAAGCCGACTCGTGCCAATTGCTCATAATTGCGAGGCGTGTAGATCGGTGAGCCAATCCCCCACATCGATGCAATCATGCGACTGATGCGACTCTCTTTTGTTTCTGTTCTGAACCAGCGATCCCAGAATGCCATTGTGTACGCCTTAGAGTTGTCGTATTCGCGCCGGAGCGATGTAAGAAACCGTCAATGCAGCATACCCGCCAGCATCGACCTGATCGTCGTGTTTCCCGTTGGGGAAGGTGAGTAATTCCCGCTCGAAGGCTTGGAGCCAGTCCGCATCAGCGGGATGCCAGACCGATCCGACTTCATAACGGGCTGAAAACATGATGCCTCGTGACATTTTGTCACGATCTGCCCTGAGTTCTTTTACCCGTAGCCCGCGCTTCACCGCTGATTTGACGAGCGTTTTCTGATACGCAACAGACTCGATGCCGACAAACGTGATCGTAGGATAACGGGTGAAAATGCCTGTGAGCATCTCCATGTGTTGTGCGCTACTGCATTGCTCTCTGATGAGATCGACCAAGATCAGATCCATGTCCGGTGTCACATCCCAGATCGCCAAGACCGTATAGTCCGCGCTCGACTTTGCCTCAATCGCCAGATCCATCGTGCCGAATCGCCACGTCTGATCCATCGGAACGCGCCGATCACCAAGCAGATAGAGCCGATTCGCTTGGTCAATGCGATAATAGCGAAAGTCCGATCGCCGGAACACTTGCCCATCGGCAGGGGTTGGACGCTGCATATAGAGAGCCGTCCAGACCCGCGATCCCACTGCTTTTTTGATGCGCTCGAAGTCCTCTATGTCGTACCGTGACGGCCAGAGCGCATCACCCGCTTTGCGTACATACCGCTTGTCAGGATACGCCCAGAGCGGGATGTCCTCATCCTCTTCTGCGATGGCAGGTAACTCTAAAACGTGCCAGGGTTCGCCACCGTCCTGCATGCTCTGAATGAGTTTTCCTGCGAGGTCATCCTCATGCCAGCGCGTCATGATGACAATTGCGGCTCCATCCGGCTCTAAGCGCGTGTAGGCCGTCGAAGTCCACCACTCCCAGGTCTTCATGCGGATCGTTTCGCTATTGGCCTCTTCCGCATTCTTGATCGGATCATCCACGATCAACACATGCGCACCCCGTCCGGTAATGGGACCACCCACACCCGCCGTGACCATCCCGCCCGCGTGATCGGCAAGATCCCATCGGTTCGCAGCCGAGGAGTCATTGCGCACCTTCACGCCATACCACGATCCGGCATGTTCCACCACATCACGCGCTTTGCGTCCCCACGATGCCGCAAAGTCTGCCTCATACGAGGCCAGGATGATCCGGTGGTCAGGATGGAGCATCAGATACCACGCAGGGAACACATGCGAGGTAAGCGCACTCTTGCCGTGTCGTGGTGGCATCGAGATGATGAGCCGTTTGATCCGGCCACGTGCGACCTGCTGCAACGTGTCGTCAATGAGCCTCACGTGACGAGGCGATCGCCAACCAAGAATAATTAGATGTGCCAGGCCAGCGGGTGACAAAAGCAGATCCGCTAGGGCAGGGTCAATCGTTGGGGGTGAGGTCGTTTTCTCCTGCAAGGTCATAGAGGGTTGATCCCCGTTGCGCTCGTGCGTGGTAGAGGCTTTGCATCATCTCATAAGCGGAATTGAGAGATTGATCCTTGGTGGTCACATCCACCCGATCTTTGTAGCGTTCCGGCTTGCGTGCCTTGAGCAACGCCAAAAGCACCGTGTCAGAATACTTGCGCACGGTCAAGGGTTGCCCATCTTCACCGTACACGAGTTTCCCCGATGAGACAATTGGCTCTTCCACGCCTTCCACCGCACGACGCCACGCTTCAGCCTCTAAGCGTTCGGTACTCTCTGCTTCTGCTTGTCGGTACCGCAACGAAAACGCTTCATCCTGTTCGAGCCACGTGTACACCGTTTGCCGTGAAATATTCGCCTTGCATGCAGCGATGGTCACATTGGCAGAGATGCGAAATTCTGCGAGGAACGTTTCCTTTGCTGCCTTCCGTTCGGCATCAGGGATCGCCCCGCCCTTCCGTCGCTTACGTGTGCGTTGGTTTGTCAAGTTGTCGTGATGCGTCATAGCGTAAAAGAAGAATCTCCCATGTCCAAAAACACAGGAGATCCAGTAGGTGAACTATAGGGACGATCTAAGCAGGAAGATACTCAGACGGCAATGCACGCCAATCTGAAGGCAACCGTAGACCCGCTGCGGTGGCAAGAGGCAGGATTGCTGCCCATGCGGCATCACGATC